GTTGGTGGAGGAGCAAACGCAATAATAGAAGCTGGTGAAGCCTATGTAGACACATTCAGGAGCATGAGTCAATCTGGTGCTGCATTTGGTGGTGATATACTTGAACTTAAAAAATCAGCTGCAAACACAAGGTTAACACTTGATCAATTTGCAGGTGTTGTAACTTCTAATTCTGAAGGATTTGCCGCACTAGGTGGTAATGTTACACAAGGTGCTAGAGCATTTACACGATTTAGCGAAGCATTTTTTGAATCTGCTGAAGGCTACGCAGACCAGTTAATGATGATGGGTATGAGCACCGAAAACATCAATGACATGTTAGCCAAACAAATGACCATCAATAGACGTGCAAATCTTACTGACGAAAGACAAAGAAGACTGTTGCTAGAGTCAACTATGTCTTTAGCTGGCGAAATGGACGCTATGGCCAAACTGACAGGTAAACAAAAAGATCAAATACAAGCAGAAATAGATGCTAGTATGAGAAAAGGCCAAGTCGAAGCCAAATTCCGTTTGATAGAACAAACACAAGGCAAAGAAGCAGCAATGGCAGCTAGACAACAGTATCAACAGGCAATGATGACTGCTAGTATGGCAGGTCCAGATGCTGTTGCAGCAGTTGAAGAAACATTTGCACTTGGGCAAGTAAAAAGTGAAGAAGCAAGAAGAGGAATAGTTGCACTAGGACCAGCAGCTGATGCAGTTCAATCAACATTTAGAGGAATAGCAAACACTCCGTTGAGCAATAACATTGACACCATGGTAAACAACATGGGCGGCGCTATAATGGACAGAATAAACAGCCCAGAATTTTTACAAACTGCACTACTTGCAGATGCTAACCAATTTGGTCAAGCGGCAGCAACTATGCTTGAAAGCGGTGGCGACATGCAAACAGCAGTTCAAAGATATAGAGATGCAGGTATGACATATGCCGAAGCACTTGATGCTGCAAAAGCAGATGCTGCCAGAGAAGCTGAAGGTGAAGGTGCAGGCTCAGAAGTCACACGTACTATCAACAGTGCAGAACTTGCATTAGGACAACTTGGATCAGACATTAACGATAAATTACTAGGTCCTACAGGTCCAATAGCACAACTTGCAGAAGGGTTTAGAAGTTTAAGTAATGCAATGGGTCCGCAAGGTAGAATGACGATGAGCGACACTGTCAATGAAATGGCAGATGGTTTAAGCAGAGCAATGGGTATTACAAGTGGAACACAAGATCCAGATGATCCACAAGCGACTGCACTAAATGATCTTGCAACTAACATGCAAAATTTGTTTAACGCTGAAGACACCACAGACGAACAAAAAAGAGAAATAGCAGAGTTGGCTGCTGTGATAGCAACTACAAAAGAACAATTTCCTCAAATAGCTGAAATAATGCAAGCCCAAATAGCTACTGCTGGCGGACTAGAAGCCTTTTTAGAAAATCAATTTACCAGCGGCGAAGATCTAATGAGAAGACTGCAACAACAACCTGATATTGATTATGGTGATTTTAACACCGCTGTTGGAGATATGCAAACATTTGCTACTGCGATAGAACAAGGACGCACATCACCACAAGCATCTTCTGCAGATATTAGTGCAAGAGATATTATAGCCAATGTTTTACGAGTAGATAGTATGGATTTACCGTTTTTTGAAGCAGGATCCGCGGCTGTGCTTGGAGGTCAAGGAGTATTACCTAGCAATATGATGGCGATGTTGCACAAAGGAGAAAGAGTACTTAATGCTACAGAAACCAAGGCTTACAATGCTTTAGAGTCAGGAGCAAGCACTTTTGCAGAGCAAGCAAGTGCAATTAGCACCGGAATGTCCAATTCTGGCGGTACTGTTGCAGAAAAACTTGACAACCTGAACCAAACTATGCTACAATTAGTTAATATAAATATGCAAGTAAATGATACAGCAAGACGTCAACTCAAAGGTATAAAGGGTATGTCTGGCAATGTTATGACAGGATTTAGTGTATAATGAGTTGGAAAAAATATTTCACACCAGTACCAACAGGCGATAACACATCGGGCAGTTATTCGCCGATCAGTGGTGGTAGTGCATCAAGTAGACCAGGACCTGCAAGATCAAACTATTCAAGTTATCTTCCAGATGTATATGTAGGAACGCCCAATCGTGTTGAACGTTATGGTCAATACAATACTATGGATCTTGATTCAGAAGTAAATGCGGCACTTGATATTCTTGCAGAATTTTGCACACAGAAAAACAAAAAGAACGACACACATTTTGATCTTAAATTTTACAAAGATGCAACAAATTCAGAAGTACAGATACTAGGACAGTATCTCAAACAATGGTATAAAATCAACAACTTTGAAAACAGAATGTTCCGTATTTTCCGTAATGTATTCAAATACGGAGATGGATTTTTCCTAAGAGATCCGGAAACTAAAAAATTGTATCACGTTGATCCTGCAAAAGTTAATAGAATAATTGTAAACGAAAGCGAAGGCAAAACACCAGAACAGTACATTGTAAAAGATGTACAATTTAATTTTAGAGATCTAGTAGCAACAAAACCTCATCAGACCAACGGCAATATCACAGGCGGTGGCAGTGGTTACTATGAAGGCGGTGTGCGTGGTATGGTAGGTAACTATCCTAACCAAGCAGGCTCAAGATTTACAATTGAGGACGGCGAAGTAGCAGTTAATTCAGAACACATGTTCCACCTTAGCCTATCAGAAGGACTAGACAACAACTATCCTTTTGGTAACAGTTTGCTAGAACAGATTTTCAAAGTATACAAGCAAAAAGAACTATTAGAAGACGCAATTATTATCTATCGTGTGCAAAGAGCACCTGAGCGTAGAGTTTTTTACGTTGACGTAGGTAATATGCCAAGTCACTTAGCAATGCAATTTGTTGAAAGAGTAAAAACAGAAATACATCAAAGACGTATTCCTTCAAAAACAGGTGGTGGCACAAACGTAATTGACAGTGCATACAATCCTCTGTCAACTAACGAAGACTACTTCTTTCCACAAACCGCAGAGGGTAGAGGTTCTAAAGTTGAAACACTGCCAGGTGGTACCAACTTAGGAGAAATTGATGACTTACGCTACTTTACTAACAAACTTGTTAGAGGATTGCGTATACCAAGTTCATACTTGCCTACTGGAGCAGATGACAGCCAATCAAGTTACAATGACGGCAGAGTTGGCACAGCATTTATCCAAGAATTGAGATTCAACACCTACTGTGAAAGACTGCAAAATCTACTTGTAGAAGAATTTGATCAAGAATTCAAACGATTTTTATTAGAAAAAGGCGTAAACATTGACACAGCAATGTTTGATCTGAAATTTATGCCACCACAAAACTTTGCAGCATATAGACAAACAGAACTAGACAATCAGCGTATTAGTTCTTTTGCACAAGTACAGGCAATTCCATTTATTTCAAATCGTTTTGCACTTAAACGCTTCTTAGGATTCAGTGCAGAAGATCTTGCAGAAAACGAACGCATGTGGAGAGAAGAAAATGATGAAACTCTAACACCTCCACCAGGCGATGCTGCAGGTGAAATGCGTGGCGTAGGAATTTCAAGCGCAGGTATAAGTGCAGATATTAGCGGTGCAGAAGATCAAGCATCAGTAGAAGGTGGAGAAGAAGGTGGAGAAGGCACACCACCTGAATCAGCGGCAGGTGATGCAGCGGCTGCAGAAGCACCGCCAGGCGGAGAACCTACAGAGGTATAAATAATAGCATGATACTGAGAGAACTTTTTTATTACGACAAAGAAACACTTGAACCTAAAGAAGACAATAGGTATGAACCTCAGTATGACGATTCTATAGTTGATCTTGATGACACACGTAAAACAAGATTAACTTTAAAACAAATCAATCGTGCAAGAAAATCAAGTGAATTGCATACAGAAGAAAAAGCCAAAGAATTAGATTTTGTGCGTCAAATGTATGGCATAGCAGGACAAGCAGCAGCAGCGGGAGTGTAACCGTTGGCTAAAATAGATAAGCGTCAGTATAGTAAAGAACAGTGGCGTATAATTAAAGAACAACGTCGATTAAGGAAAGAAAACAAACGAAATACAAAATCGTTAAGTTCTATTTCTGAATCACCAATCAAAAAATCAAATAATCAATTAGCTTTTGTACTAGGTAATGGTACAAGTCGAGAATCTATTCAGGTAGAAGATATATCAAAAATAGGAAAAATATATGGTTGCAATGCACTATACAGAACTTTTGCTCCTGACTACTTAATAGCTGTTGATGTGAAAATGATACTTGAAATTACAAAAACAGGATATCAAAAAAAACATACTGTTTGGACTAATCCTAATAAAGCATATCAGCGTATTCCAAGTTTAAATTTATTTAATCCTAGTAAAGGATGGTCAAGTGGACCAACTGCTCTTTGGTTAGCAAGTCAACACGGATATGAAAAAATTTATATACTTGGGTTTGACTATCGCGGTTTAGAAAAAGGGTCTAAATTTAACAACCTTTATGCAGATACAGTTAATTACAAAAAAAGTTCAGATGGAGCAACATTTTTTGGTAATTGGTTACGACAAACGAAGACTGTAATTCAAGAAAATCCTAATATACAGTTTATAAGAGTAATAGCACCTGATAATTACAAACCTGACGAACTAAATAAATTTAGAAACTTTAGTACTATTACAGTGGAAGATTTCAAAAAAATCTTCCAACTTTCCTGACAAATAGTCAAAATGGCTCGTTTTGAGCCTATTTCTACGCATATTTCTCCCATTCATGTAAATACATATGACAGCCTTACCATAGGTATAACATTTATAGGAGAAAACAATGGCAGATAAAGCTAAATTTGAAGAGATGCTTGAGCATCTTGTAAACAACGACCGCGAAAAAGCGGAAGAATTATTCCACGAAATTGTAGTAGAAAAGTCAAGAGACATCTACGAAAATCTTCTTGCTGATGATGTAGAAGACAAAGAAGTCGACGAAAAAGCAAAAGAAGATGATGAAGAAACTAACGAAGCTGATAAAGCAAAAGACGACAAGCAAAAGCATCCAGGTGATAAAAAAGTAGCTGATGCAGATGCTGACAAAGACACAGATAAAACAAACGAAGATTTTGATCTAGACGAGTTTGAAGTTGAGCCTAAAGAAGGCGATATGGATATGGACGCTATGATGGGCGGAGATGCTGAAGACGAAATGAAAATGGACATGGACGGAGACGACATGGGCATGGACATGGACGGTGAAGCAGACGATGACGCACCAGCAACACAAGGCGATATCAAAGATCTAGAAGCAGAATTAGAAGATCTAAAAGCTGAATTCGAAGACATGATGCAAGACAAAGAAGGTGGAGACGAAGACGGCGATATGGATATGGATGCAGACGATGAAGGCGACATGGATGACGAAGCTGAAGAGTCTGTAGCAAACGAAGTTTCAGACGAAGAAGTAGACGAAGCAGATGACGAAGACACTGACGAAGCTACTGAAAAGTCTGCAGCAGAGCAGATGCGCGAATATGTTGAAAAAGTAACACCAAAAATGGGTGACGACGGTGCTAACACCAAGTCAGTTGTAGCTGGTAAAAACGACATGGGCGGCACTGCTTCAAACTTGGTACAAGGCGGAGACGAAAAAGGAATGAAAGCATCTGCACCTAAAGAAGATAATGCAGGTAATGTAAAC